TTGTATATCTGCAAACTCTTTGTAAATTTCATCAGACTTACCTAGAGTTTCCAAAAGTAAAGAATATGCTTCTTGATGTACTGCTTCCATCGCAGCGTATGCAACTAACATCATTCTTACCTCTGGTTGCTTGAATGTTGGTAGATAGTGATGTGCATATCCACCACAAACATCAACATCTGCTTGTGTAAAAAACTTAAATATATTATCTAATAACTGTCTTTCATCTTCTGTTAATTTTTCATTATAATCTTTTATATCATCAGCAAGAGGAACTTCATCTGGCAACCAATGCATTTGTTGTTGCTTTTTGTAGTTCTCAAAAGCCCATGGATATATAAAAGGTTTATAATATTCTCTTTCTTCTAATAACATATTAACCCTCACAACTTAGACAATCTTGTTGTTCAAAGATTATCTCTCTTTTTACTTCATTTGAGACATTATCAGCACGACTGATAGCTTCACTTCTCAAATAGTAAAGTGTTTTTAAATTCTTTGCCCATGCCACCATGTGAATATTGTGTAACTCACCTTTATTTACATCTGGTGGAAAGAACAAGTTTAGACTTTGAGACTGACAGATGTACTGTTGTCTCGCTGATGCGTGTTCAATAACCCATGCTTGATTTATTTCAACTGCTGTTTTGAACACTTCTTTTTCTGAATCACTTAAAAAATCTAAGTGTTGAACGCTACCTTTATTTGTAACTATTTCTCTCCAAGTTTTTTCATCATTCCTTTCATACTTTTTTAGAATTGCTTCTAGAAACTTATTCTTCTGCAAATATGATCCACTCTTTGTTTTTTGAGTGTATGCATTTGCACGGAAAGGTTCTATACTTGGAGAAGTATTCCCACAAATAATACTAGAAGAAGCATTAGGTGCGATAGCAAGAAGGTGTGCATTTCGTACTCGACAACTATCATCATCAGGACATGCGCCTCTTTCAACTGCTAATCGTAAAGTTTCTTCCATAGCCTGCTCTTTCATAAGTTTGAACATACTATGATTTGCACTTGCAGCAATAGGTCCTTCAAAAGGAATATTATTTTTCTGTAAGTAAGCATGAAAGCCCATTGCACCTAATCCTATACTTCTTTCACGATAAGCACTGTATCTTGCTTTTTCTAGTTGTGAAGGTGCGTTATCAATAAAGTACTGCAATACATTATCTAAGAATCGTACTAAATCTGGAATAAATGATGGGTGGTCTGACCAATCGTCAAAATATTCTAGATTTACACTACTTAGACAACATACTGCTGTTCTTTCTTCGTTTGTTGGTAAAGTAATTTCTGAACAAAGATTACTGTGATTTACATATAATCCTTTCTTTTGTTGAAACTCTGGTAAATCATTATTTACTGCATCTTCAAACATTATATATGGTTCTCCCGTTTCCATACGATTTTGTAGTATCTTTACCCAAAGTGCTCTAGCACTCACTACTTTCTTTATTTCTTTAGTATGGGGATCAACTAACTCCCAGGAGTCGTCATATCCGTCCTCTTTTGTTGCTCTGTGGATTGTTTCCAGAAATTTGTCTGATAATACAATACCGTGGTGCAAGTTAAGAAAGCGGCGGTTAGTATCACCGCCAGTAGGTTTTCTTCCATCTAAAAACTCCTCTATTTCAGGGTGTGTTATATGTAGATAGGCAGCATAACTTCCTCGTCTTGTGACTCCCTGTGAGAAAGCTAACATCTCACTGTCTACTACTTTTACAAAAGGAATTACCCCAGTGCTTTCTGAACCTTTAGAAGTACGAGTTCCAGAAGAACGAACATCTGACCAGCTTCCACCTATACCACCACCAAATGATGATAAGAAAGCATTTTCTGTATAATGTCCTGTTATTCCTTCTCTACTATCTTCTACATAGTTTAAAAAACAACTGATGGGTAATCCTCTAGCTGTACCACCATTTGATAGTACAGGGGTTGCAAACATAAACCAAAGGTTGCTTGCATATTCATATATTCTTTGAGCATGATCGCTATTATCGGCAAAAGCCTCAGCCGCACGAGCAAATGCTTCTTGAGGAGATTTTTCATCTCCTACTAAGTATCTGTCTTGTAGAGTTTTTATACTAAACTCGGTTAGTAATTGGTCTCTACTATAATCTATCTTCACTGACATAATTTTCTACCTTTTTTATTATTTCTTGTGCATTATCATTTCCGATATGTGCAACTGGGTCTAATTTTAAATCCATAAGTTCTACATTTAATAATAACTGGTCACTTCCAAACTCATTCAGGCTCTGAATATATTTATATTTTCCATGAATGGGCAAGGACTCTGCTATATCAAATATGCTACCTAGGTTTTGCATTAATGTGACTGCTCTTTTAGGACCAACACCTGTAACTCCTGGAACATTATCTCCTTTATCTCCAGTTAAACACTTAAAAGTTATGTATTCTTCTGGCTCAAAGTCATAATGCTCGTCCCAGTTATCAAGAGTTGTTTCTTTTCTCGTTACTGTTGAGAATCGTGATATATTCTCATCAATTAACAAATCCCAGTCTTTATCTGATGAAATCAACCAAATATGGTCTAATCCTAATTTCTCTCTATTCTGACAAATATAAGCAGCAATATCGTCTGCTTCTACTCCTCTATACTTGAGAGTAAGTATATTTTCTTTTTCTCGTAAAGTTTTCATTGTATGCTCTAACTCTGTCATAAACTCTATAAATAGTTCTTCCTCTTCTTTAGTTTGCTCTGCAAATCTTTCTTTACGGTTTGCCTTATATTCTGGGTAAAGCTCCTTTCTATAATTACTTCCCCCATCACCTAAGACTATAATCTCACCGCAGTCATATGACTTTGCAAGTGATTTTATTGTTCGTATGTATTCTTCACAAAAAGCTAAATTACCTGCGTGTTTCCATCTAAAAGCGATGTTTAATCCATCAACTACTAGCAGATTTCCGTTCGGTATCGGCTTCCCATGGTCTGTAAATTGTATTGCCATTTGTAAATCCTATCTGTTCTTTTTCTAACCAATGATCTAGTAGTAATATGTACAAATTAAGCCATGCTACATATAAGTACTGATCTGTATTTTGTGGTTTTCGTTCTGTGCCTACATATTGTTTTGAATGATTCTCTTTAAATATTAAAAGAGGTTCTTGTTTCATATCACTAGATTGTCTGCATAGTTTAGTCCACCACTGGACTATATTGTTATTCTTCTGCGTAAACATTTTATGATTGAGTGCCATATCTTTATAAAACTTTACTTCGATTGTAAATATGTTCTCTTGATCTAAGAGATATAAATCGCCTTTTATTTTGCCACTACCGCTTCCAGGTGTCTGTATAAAATTCAGTCCTGAATAATCACTTAATATTTTTGCTACTTTTAGTTCGGCATACCTGCCTTTACTTCTTGAACTCATATACTTTTTCCGATTACCCAAAAGGCAAGTAACATCATTCCCACACTAGCTATTTGTAAAATAGACATAAATGCTATAAATTTTAGTTGTATCTTTCCTAATGGTAATAGTTCTTTTTCTATCCACTCTGCTTGCTCTTTTGGAGTAGCAGGTTCTGTTTTGTTTAGTTGCAACTTAGTTTGTTCTTGGTATCTCACAACTATATATTTACTAAACTTATTTTACTTGTTAAATTATCTCCTAGTTTTTTTACTTGATTTAGTGTTTTAAAATAATATGTAGTTAATTTAACCTCTAATTCTGTGCCTCCTCTATATGCACTATTGGAAGAATCTTCCAATATGTAGTATGACCATATCCAAAATAGTTTGCCATGAAAGATTCTATATTTATTTCCCTCTGCAACATTTTTAACATTATTTAAAAATATATCAAACATACTTTACATTTCCTCTTAGTGCAAAATATAGTCCACCTACATAAAGACTTACATGTAAATAATCTTTGTAAATTACGTCCCATACACTTGCAGGTTGTAATATCCATATAACTCCAGTGGCGATACAAGTCATAGTAATACCACTAAATCGAGTTATCAAATCACCTATATTATAGATTATTTCTTTTGTAAATGGAGAAGATAATCTAGTAATAAAGAAATGTTTATCATACCAAGGTATAAGGGAGAATAGTCCACCAACAAGTAATCCTACTGCAGCACCTATCTCTCCCCATGTAACGAACCACCATACAATATATGGCAACCCCCACCCTTCAGCTACTGCACCATCAACTGGTAACTTACTCAGTCCTTGTTGCATAAACATAGCTGAGAGTGGTATTCTCAGAAAGAATGTTGCTATATTTGCAGGTGGCTTAGGAATCATTGCATTGTTTCCTCTACGAATCTACCGAGTGTATCTATATCTGTTTCAGATAAAACACTTGCTTGACCCCACATTAAAGTTGATTGATTTCCTCTTGTTCCTCTATCTCTGTATACTGTTAATGCTTCGATTATATACTCAGCATCTCTACCAGCTAAAGCTGGAAATGCTCCCATGCCCTGACCTTCACTGCCATGACAAGCCGCACAACCACCCCAAAGTCCTCGAATAGAAGAAAACGGATCGTCTGCGGCTGCTTCAGCTTGTGCTACTAATATTTCTGTAACTGTACCATGTACTTTTATATATTCTTCATAACACTCACCATAACACCCCTGTATACGAGGTTGATTTGGACTGTCATAAGTTACATAATATATAAGTGTAACGATACAAAATACTGCAATAATTAAATTTTTTGCCATTCTTCTTCCTTGTTATTCTCATAATCTTCCCAATCATGTGGTGTACCTGCATTGGGTTTTGAACCTGACATTGCTCTCTTCCAAGCCTGTGCTTGTAGAGTTCTAATCTTTGGTTCTTTATTTGTTTCTTTCATGTTTCCACTCTACTAGCCATCTTGCTCCTTGACGCTCTGCATCTAGGAATATTGAGTTTGTCAATGCAAGTGGTATAATTACTGACATGTGTACTACAAAACTTACTATAGCATTGTAACCACCAAACATACCACCCCAGTAAGCTGCTACGACTCCAAAGAAAAATGACCATATTGTAAATAATACGACCATAAAATATGTCTGGAGCGAAGGATCGGGTATATATTTCAAAGGATTATACTTAGCGTTCATAACTAAGTTCCAATAATCTACTATTGTTAAAATAAAATTTTTCATGATAAACTACTTATATTTTCCTCTTTTATTATTTCTATCTTGTCGAGTAATGGGTGTGTCCAACCATGCGAAACAAGGTATGTATTAAGGTCATCTTCCTTTAGTAGAACTTCTACTACTTTCTCCTTTCCCTGTTCATCAAGTGCCTGATTGACTTCATCTAAAAACAATACATTGATTCTAGATGAAGAAATACTACTCATTAGTCGTCTAATTGCGACAAGAGTTGCAATGTTTACTCTTGCTAGCTCTCCAGAGGAGAGTGCTGTAATATCTATAATGTTACCATTATCTGATACTTCGACATTTAACTTGTCGCTTTGTATGACGAAGTTCAGAGCAAATCTACCATCACTAAACTCTGCAAGATAGTGATTGGTCATGTCTTCCAGATTCTTGACCATATTCTCAATCTTATAAGCAAGTAGTCCATTCGTACTAAATGCTTTTTTGAGTAGTTCAAGTATCTGCAAGTTATCTTCTTTCTCAAAAAGTTGCCCTGAAACTTCTTCTAATTGTTGTTCAAACTCTTCTGTTTGCTCTTGTATAATACCTATACGAGTATTGTGTCTTTCTCTACGATTATTCTCCTCGATTACTTTTTCCAGTTGTTCTCTCGAGTTAGAGATTCTCTCCTTAAGGGTGGATATCTCTTTTTGTAGGTCTGCTTCTGAAAGTAAATCCTTCGGTAAATCCGAATCAATACTTCGATAAACTTCTTCAAACTCCCTTTGTCTTTCCTGTGCGGCATAGATTTTGGAGTTGTTTTCTTTGATACTTTCAATCTCTGAAAGTATAGTACGAACTTTGTGTGAAGCTGCTTCAACTTCTTTCTCCTGTTTATTTTGTATTTCTTTTATAAGTTCTACATCTACTTCCTGCAAACAAGTAGGACATACTCTTTCATCTGTTCCTTGAAATACTCGCTTATTTGCTTCAGCTCTCCACCGACCCAGCTGGGATTGGAGATCATCATAATCTTGGATTTCTCCTTCTACCTTTTCTACTTTTATATTTTTTAACTGTTCTTTCCAATAATTATTTCTTGATATTTTTTTATTCTTATCAGTGATATTTTCAAATTGCACTTGTAAAGAACTTAAAGTTTTCTCATCTTCTTCCGAGTGAAATGGTAAATCTAACTTTGATAATAGAGATGTATCTTCCAATTTATTATCATTTAACCACTTATCGATAGTATCAATTTTTGATTCTAGTCGTGAAACACTTAAAGAATCTTGTCTTACTGCTTCCTTAAATATTTCAAAATATTTTACATAATCATCTAATTGCAATAAGTCAATCAAAAACTTCTTACGATTAGTGTCAGTTGCAGTTAAAAATTGTAAACTTGCATTTGTATTCTGATATACTAGCTGTGTAAATGTTTTAAAATCAATACCTAAAACTTCTCCCAATGTTTTGTAAGTATTTGTAGCTGTATGAGAAGATATATCTTCCCCATTTTTTACCAGCTTACACTTAAGGGCGTTTCTACGAGAAACACTAATATTATAATCGTCATTATCAACGGAAAAGCTAAGACTAATGTCATAGCCTTTATTAACATAACGATTTGCAATGTCCGCTTTTTTAACATTTTTACTATTTTTATTAAATAATACTTCTTCTAATATGAGAGGAATAGAACTTTTACCAACACCATTAGTACCTACTAACTGTGTTAATGTAGATTTTGATAAATCTATCTCGTTCTTATCTCCATATGAGAAGCAATTACTCCATACTAAAGTTTTTAGAATAATCATTAAATACTCTCACTATACTATCTGTTTTCTCTATTTTTAGTATCTCAGTTAGATACTTTACTAATTCTTCTTCCATTGTTAGATTTTCAAGATCAAGAGTTGCTTCTGTTTCTCGTTTTACTACTTTTTTATCTAGTAAATCTGAGTTTTTTACTTTTGCTAAATCTTGAACATCTCCTTCTATTTCATAGATTGTATGATGCCATTCTGTTTGTACCATCTCGTCTACATTATCTACTGTTTTACGAATTAACTGTGGTAAGTTAAACTCGTGCCAAGTCCAAGACCAGTCATCATCAATAAGAATATAACCAGTCTTTACTTCATTTCTATGAAAAGATGTAGTCATCGGGCTACCAGGATATACAATATTTCTTTGAGTATTCTCGTGAGCATGTAAGTCTCCAGCAAAAACCGTTTTAAACTTATCAAATCTTTTCAAATCTACTTCGGGTACTACATGAGGTGGTATCTCTCCACGAACATGAGTAAATAGATAATCTACATCATCTATATCTTCTATACTGCCTTTTTTGTGTAAGTCAGCATAGGGTAGAATCGCCCAATCATGAAGATAAAAAGTTTCTGTTATAACTTTTACTTTTGGATTGAGTTCTTCTGTTACTCTTTTTAAATTTGTAAAAAATGTTTTATGCTTTCTAGTAGCTTCGTGATTGCCATCAAATATGATAGTTTCCACATCAACACCTTTTATAAAATCAAAGTATAGAGTAAGCTCGTCCATAGATGGCATGCGATCAAATAGATCACCACCTATGATATGTAAGGTAATATCCTTCTCTAACTCTTTTAGCTGTTCAAAGAACAGTTCATACCTTGAGCAAGCCCAAGGCAGAGGAACATTCTTTTGACCAAGCTTAATATGCCAGTCTGCGGTGAATAATATCATTACTCAACATCAAACTCTGATGAAATACTTTCATCAACAGAACCGCCTTCTTCGGTAATTCTTTTTAGTAGTTCTAACTGTGCATCTGCTGTTGGTCGTGCTAGGACATCGTCCATTGACTTTAAATCAGCGATAAGAGCCTGTTCACTCTCATTGAGTGGTCTAGGCTTACATTTTAAAACTTGTAACTGATACTCAACATTAAATACTTGAGGACCTGTTTTCAATCTCTTGAAATAAACGTCCCAACCTGTTTCTATATCAGTTGGATCACCTAAATCTTCAGAGGCAGTCATAATTTGATCGAATAACTTTCTCTTTAGATTAAAGATTTTGATACTTGGTTCACCATCACTGTAATCAATACACTGAATAGCATAAGACCAAGAACATTTTTGATCTGGATAGTAAGAAGGAACATGGTCTGTTTCCTTATTATTAAAGGTCTCAGTATTTCTATCGAAAGCTAAACACTCGATTGGATAGTTTTTCTGATCTCCTCTTATCCAGTATAAATATCTAGGAAGTAAATCACCTACTAATCTTACATGATGATTTTCTTTTCCTGTATATACATATGATTCTATTCTTTCTTTTTGAGCCGAACCTTTGCTCTGATTAAATTTAATTGCCATAATTTTTCTCCTGTGGCTTCTCGAACATAAAGTGAATACGATTCGCTTTAATATCAAGTAGTCTATTATTATTAATTATATCTTGAGACACTCTACAGTGTAACAAGTCTAGTGTGGTGTCTTTCGTTTCATTAAAATAGTGATAGGAGCGAAACGATGCGACACCTGCATACTCTACTACTTCTCTATCACTAAACTGTCTGCCTTTTTCTAATAAGTCGAGGGGATTCATAAGGAAACTACTACCCCCAAACTTATATCTT